TTGTTTAACTTCTTGTTTAACTTCTTGTTTAACTTCTTGTTTAACTTCTTGTTTAACTTCTTGTTTAACTTCTTGTTGTGTTTTTTGTGTTTGTTGGATTTTTTTCTTTATTTTTTGCTCACCTCTTGTTTTATATTTATTTTTATAATCTGACTTAGAATCTTTCTTGTTATCAAATTTTGTGTCGTAATGTTTTTTTGATTTAAATTCATTTTTTCGTTTCTTATCATTTCTGTTTTTCTTATTTTTGTTATCGTTAAACTTTGAATTCTTTTTATCATTAGAAATAGGTTTGTTTAATTTAGCATTTGTTTTAATAGTCCTTTTCTTAGATTTAACTACACACCATTCATCGTCTATTTTTAAATCTTCTAATGCCATCTGATTTTTTTCGTTAAAAATATTTATTTCATCTATCATAGCGTCATCGCCCCACCATTTTTGGTTAAATTCATCGTATATACTTGGCATATTTGATATATTTTGTAAAATTGAATTCATTTGATATTAGTGTATTATTATTATTAAATAACTTATTGTTATGTATTCGCTCACTAAAATAGTATAAGATTATTATGATTATTATTATTTTAAATGAAAAATTTATTTAATTGGTTATTAGCATTTGGCACCATTATAACAAATTATGGATTTGTTCCAAAATATGATATTACAAAATCAAAGATTAAGAATAGTAGATTTAATAATGTACCATTATACCTGTCCCGAAATAGTAGTTTATCAACATCTAAATTAGATGAAGATGTAGATGAGGCTGATATTATAGAAAAATATAGTAATTGGTTTGGATTGTTTCCAGCAGAAAAGAAATGGAAAAGTGTTAGGTTTACATTTTATGCTATAAGTGGTGGTTTTTTATTGGCAGAAGGAGCTCAGAATTTAATTGAATATATACAGAGTCCAAAGCTTGAATTGTAATTTTTAGTATAAGATTAATTACTCATTATTAATTAATTGGGATGTCTATACTATTAGAAGATTTTGAAAATAAATCAGAATCGGAAATGGACATTCAAAACGAAAATAGTACAGAAAAGTTTGAACATATGGGATTAAAAAAAACTGTACTTAGAGGTATTTTTGCATATGGATATGAAGAGCCAAGTCAAATTCAAAAAATAGCAATACCCGTATTTTTATCAGGAAAAGATATTATAGCTCAAGCACAGTCGGGAACTGGAAAAACAGCAACCTTTTCTATTTCAATATTACAATTAATTGACGAATCTATTAGAGGAGTACAGGCGATAATTATGTCACCTACACGCGAATTAAGTGAACAAATATTTACTGTTATTCGTGGTCTTGCTTTTTATACAAATATTCGTTTTGCTCTTCTTTTGGGGGGACAATCGCGATTTGAGCAAATAAATGAAATAAGAGATGGAGCTCAATGTATTATTTGTACTCCAGGTAGATTCAATGATTTTTTACATAATTCGTGTGTTGATGTTTCAAAGGTAAAACACATTGTAATTGATGAAGCTGATGAGCTTTTAACAAATGCTTTTATAAATCAAGTAAAAAATATTGTAGAAGTAGTTCCAAATCAGGCTCAAATATGTTTATTTAGTGCAACATTACCAAAGTATTGTTATACTATTGCTGAAAATTTTTTAGTTGATCCTGTAAAAATTTGTGTAAAAAAGGAACAACTTACATTAGAAGGAATAAAACAATATTATATAGTTACTCACGATGACAAACAAAAGTATGATGCTATTACTGATTTATACGAATCAATGATAATAAATCAGTTGATCATTTATTGCAACACTAAGCAAAGGGTAATATATTTAGCAGATAATTTGCGTAGAGATGGACATACATGTACTTGTATTCATAGTGATCTAACTACAAGTGAGCGTATGAATGTAATGCATCAATTTAGAAATGGAGATAGTCGTGTTCTTATATCTACTGACCTTTTATCAAGAGGTATTGATGTTCAGCAAGTATCGTTGGTTATTAATTATGATATTCCAAGAAATATTGAAAGTTATATTCATCGCATTGGAAGAAGTGGGAGATTCGGTAGAAAAGGTATTGCTTTAAATTTTATATTACAGTCAGACAGAGAAACTATGCGAAAGTTAGAGCAGTTTTATTGTACACAAATAGAAGAATTACCTGCTAATGTAGATAGTATATTTAATCAAAGATAGTAAATGTACATTTTAAATTTTCAAAAACGGTCATTATTCCAGCCTTATTATCAAATTCACCACAATATCTTGGAGCAGAGAAAATTGTAACTAATTGTCTATTTCCATAAAATTCATACCCGTCTTCAACAACTTGATGACCTCTTACAATTAATTCTAATCCATTTGTTTTCAAAAATTGTGATAGTACGTCTCTACAAAATACATATGATACACCTCTATCATTTGGATGCCAACCTTTTAAGAATTGTGGACCATCTGTTTCTGGATCTGCCCATAGAAGATCGCATAATATTCCACTATCTGGAATATCAGTCGGACGTTTTATATTTTTAATATCGTTATAGTCGGTCAAATGTGGTGATATTCCACCATGCATACATAACATTAAAGGATCTAAATTTGGTAAACCAACTGTTGCAGCCACTGGCATTACATTAAAAGTATCTACAAAACATTTCCATAATTTTATTGACCCACGCCTTTTACATTCATCATAAAATCCATACATTCTAGAAACGTCTGCGGTTTCATGATTTCCCCTTAGTAAAAATACATCTCTATGAAACATTATTTTGTAACAAAATAAAAGACATATTACTTCAATACTTTGTTTTCCTCTATCAACATAATCACCTAAAAATAGAAAACGATTATTTCGAGATGGATATCCCAATTTATTAAAAATTGATAATAAATCTGGAAATTGACCATGAATATCACCACATATATTAACAGGAGGATTTATGGATATTAACATTTCATCATTTTCAAATACAACTTTTGCTTGACGAATTAACCAAAACAGCGCCTTCATAGAAATTGGTAATTTATCCGTTTTTGAATTTAGTAATGATTTAAGAATTACATTTTTGATGTAATTATGGATTATTAACAAATCTTCACGACTATTACCCATTAAAAATGTTTACGGATTTTTATCTGTATATATTCTCCGCTATTAGGTAGTTTTTATATTGATATAGTATATGGAATATGTATATTTTATGTCAATTAGTCTCGCCATAATAACATTATATTTAGTCGTCAGTTTCTATAAACAAAATAAACTAAAAGAATCTTTTAAAGCATCTAATCCTAAGAAGGATTGTACAGGTAAAGTATACATCGACGAATGTAGTAAAGCCGAAGACAACTGTGAGGATTATTGGTCCTACGTGCCAAACAATGGGCCCACCGGAAAGGATATGAAAAATGCGAGAATGGCTATGGGATGTAACTACTCCGGCGGTGGCGGCGACGAGGCCAAGGCCGGATGTTCGTATAAAACCAACAGCACCATGGACAAAGTTAATGATAATTGGCTGTGTAAAGATGGGACGTATAATGAAGAAGAAGAAGAAGAAGAAGATGAACAACCAGAAGAAGAAGAAGAAGAAGATGAACAACCAGACCCGCAGCAGGAAGAGGAAGTATGTAGGAAAGATAATGCCACTCAATTCTCGGGTCTAGTATTGACTAATGGAAATTCTAATCAAAACAATGACACTTACACGTATATTCACGATCAATCGGAATGTGAATATAAAGGATGCTTAGACCCAAATGCCACCAATGCCATTGCAAATCCTACTAATTTTACTGGAAAGATCATTAATAATAAACACGATTGTGACTATCCCCCGACACCAGAAGAGGTATGTAAAGAGGATATGGGGCAACAATTTGCTCGGAATTTAGAAGATGACTTGGATCTCCCCCAAGGGGCTATAGAATTGCAAAACGGGTGCTCGACCTCGGATTGTGTTGAAAGTGAGAACAAAACATATGAGCACAAACAATCGAAATGTAAATATAAGGCCTGTAGTAATGAATATTCAACTATAGTTACTAACTGGGAATCCAACGATAGTGGACTTCTTGAAGAAGCACAATCAAATTCAAATCTATGTATATCTCGGCAGCAGAAAACTGTTACTCATACTCCAAAAGCTGACGACATTGATCATTCAACAACTAATAACTGGAATGAAAAATGTAAAACACAATGGGGCTCTCCTGATGCTTGGGAAGGGGCTTGTGAAAGTGTAACAGATGCAGAACAATGTAAAACTGGTAATATGTGGGTACTTGACAAAAATGGTAGGCCATATTTATGTAAATGGAATTCAGAAAATGAAAAATGTATGAATAAAGAAAGTTGTTTTCTCGGCACTGTAAACTTAGATTATAGAAATGGTCTTAAATCCGTTCACATTGGTGGTACATCAGTATTTAATGGATGTGATAATTTTGAAGATGAAGATGAAAAATTACGTTGTCAGTTAGCATTATCTCAAGAAAAAATGCATATTTAATAATAGCTATATATAATAATGAAAATAGTCAATTATATTCTTTTTTTAACAGCAATTTTTCTGATTTACTATTGCATTAAGAATTTCAAAATTTTAAAAACAAAATTGAATTTTAATAATATTGAATCATTTACGTCCCATTCAGAGTATATACCTTCTGAATGGGACGAAAGTCCAACTGGTTTTGGTAGAAATACTACCGGATGTGGTTCAAATCCAAATTTTATTTGGGAAATAAGAGAACCTGGCGATGTAAAAAAATCACATGAATTATCTAATGGTGATTTAATCATTATATATGGAAGTGTTGACTGTACAGGAAAAGAAACTTCCGATGACATGACAATTGAGCTTAAAAATAAAAAAAATATTACTGTTCTCGGTACTGATAATGCTGTGTTTGCAGGATGTATAAATATTGGAGGTGAGGCTAATAATATCATTATTCGAAATATATATTTTCATGGATTATATAGAGACGGTGAGAAGGAAGAGGATGATATATATGAAAACTCTGAAAAACCAGAAGATTATATTGCAATTAGAGGAGACTCAGGTGCTGCTAATTTTTGGATTGATCATTGTACATTCACAAAATGTGTAGATGGACTGCTTGATATGACAAATGGTGCAACAAGTATAACAGTTTCTTGGTGTATATTCAGTGATCCAACTGCATCAAGAGATAGAAGTGAAGGTAGGGAGTATAGTGACGAAACTTCACATAAAAAAGTAATGTTGATAGGTTCTGAAGACTGGTCCGACGGTCATGATAATGAAGAACGTGATATGGGAGCACAAATTACTATTCACCATTGTTGGTTTTCAGGTGCTACCAGAAATCCCCGCATAAGATATGCACAACCAGTTCATCTATATAACAATTTTCATGATCAAAGTGGGCGTTATGATATACTTGCTTCACGAAAAACAAATTCATTATCTGAAAACGGTTATTTTTATAAAAGTGGGAGACCCTATAAAACAGAAACAGGAGGTACTTTATACATAATTGGCGATATATTAAAAGATACTTGTGTTGATAATCCGAGCACAGTACATAATAGTGTCCATCACGCTGCAAAACTTTCTGATTGTGCTTCAAGTATTATTGATGGAGGCGGGGATGGTAATTGTGAGGATGATGACAACAATTATGATGCCACACTTTGTAACTTTAAATTTGAAAAAGATTCTACAATAAATAATTTGATTGATTATGAATATCAATTGGATGAAACAATAAACGTTCCAGCGCTGGTAACATCAAAAGCAGGAGCTGGTGGGAATGGATTTCCTGGTTATACCATTCCAAGTGGAATAAATTCTGGAATTGTTACAACAGGAGCACAAGATGAATCTGGTGCTGCTGGTTCTGGTTCTGGTTCTGGTGGTACTGGTGGTACTGGTGGTACAGATGAATCTGGTACTACTGGTGCTACTGGTGGTACAGATGAATCTGGTACTACTGGTGGTACAGATGAATCTGGTGGTACAGATGAATCTGGTACTACTGGTGCTACTGGTGGTACAGATGAATCTGGTGCTACTGGTGGTACAGATGAATCTGGTACTACTGGTGCAAATGGAGTAGATAATAGTGATAATGTTACAGTCACACATAATTCAGGATCAACAAGTCAAAATAATTCTAATTACTGGAATTCTGAATGTAAACAACAATGGGGAGCGGCAGATTGGAAGAACGGTTGTGATGGAATTGATGAAGACAGTTGTAAAACAAGTGGTACATGGGCATATTCTAACGGAATGCCATTTTTATGTGAATGGAAAAACAGTAAATGTGTAAACAAAAGTTCTTGTTTGATTAAAGGAAGTGAAAGTAGTGGACAAGAAGGTACTGTTAATCTAGAATTAAGAGGAGGACTAGTACCAATCGGAGATGGTTACGTTGATTCTTCCCCTCCTGAAAGCTTGGGGTTTGGACAAGGTCATTTACAACCTGGAACTAGACAAACGCTTGATAGTGCGCGCAAAACTGCAGAAAGTGAATACAATGCTTACAAAGAGGATGAGACTGCCTTTACTGTAGCTCAAAATGCAGTTAAAAATACAACTAATAAATTGAATAAGTGGGCAGCACATGATAATTTGGAGAAATGCACTCCAGACGGAAATGGCATCAACTATAGAGCTATAGCAAAAGCAAAACTGGAAGAAGATTTTAATAAGCCTGCCTTAATAAATGAAGCCCAAACCAAGTGGAATAATCGTGCAAATAATGGAATCAATACTTGGTTTTTGGAAAGTGATTTGAATAACGACTACCTCACATCAGCGATGGAGGGTCTTATTAATACTGCGTTATTGAATGGCAACACACTTAAACCACTTACATCTGAAGTGGCGAACGCTATCAAGGTTCACAAAAATGAAAAAAAGATAATAGACGACACAACTTTTTTACCACTTAACTTCCCTGATGAAGATTTAGTTTGTGCTGATGATATAGAGTGGAAAACCGATGGTAAAGTATGGTCATCTCGTAAAGCTTACGAGGATGCTATGAATGATAGAGAACAGAAACAAATTGATTATAACGAGAAATTGACTGAAAAGCAAAGACTGAAATATGTGTGGCAACAAGCTGAGCACGATTATCACGATAATGAAAGAAAAATTGCTAGAAAAGCATTATCAACTGTACAATTAAATATGGTAAATTAATTTAGATTAATATTAGAAGACTATGGCTTCAATAATAGCAACAATAATAATTATATTTTTAGTTGTTTTGTTATGGTATTGTTTTAATTTTAATGAAATCGAAGAAATATTAGAATATAGAAAAGAGAAGAAAGTGAAAGAAATTATATTAAATGATGAAAATACTAATAACCTGTCTGAAAATTTAGTAATTAATAATATTTTGGATAAATTGAAAAAAATCCAGACAGATATTGATGAGCTGAAGCTGTGTAAAAATGTAGAAGATTGTAAAGATGATACAAGATACAATTAGAAAATATTTGATAATTGAAAATGAAATAGAAAAATTAAATGAATTATTAAGAAAAAAGAGAGAAGAATATGAAAAAATTGGTAAAGAGATTTTACATTTTTGTAATGAAAAACAGAAAGGAAAGATTATTCTACCTGATGGGAGTAATCTAAAAGTATGTAATAATACAAGTTATCAGAATTTATCTTATTCAATGCTTGAAAGGAGTTTGAATGAATACAATACAAGAACAAGTAATGATTTAAATATAAAAAATATTATAGATTTTATAAAGTTACAACGAAATAGTAAAAAAACCAGTGATATACGTCATTTTAAGACTTAGGTTTTACTCATTAAATTATTAACTTCATTATCAATTTCATCTAATACGGCTTGGTCATCAGCACTCAAAGTTGTTGATTCAGATTCAATAAGTTTTGTTATTGTGTCTATTATTTTATCTATAGAACTGGGTACTGTTTCAATACCATTTGTGGATGCTGGAAGAATAGATGATTTAGCATTTGTTTTCTTTTCAGCTACGAATTTAGACATGTGTTCACATTCTATAACAAAATCGTATAATTCACAATGGCAATCATATTTACTTGGAAAATTATTGTTACTAATAACTTTATGTAAAAATGTAAGAGGTGCTTGAGGATTAAAAACCACATCTCCAACTGAGTTGAAAATATACATGGGGTTTTTCACATACAAGGCATATAAAACATACATTTCAAAAATATATGGTACTCGATAGTTACCATTTTTACACGAATTACATTCAGCTTTATATACAATATTTCTAATAATAACATTAAAAAGTTTTTTTCTTTCGGTTGTAACCTTTAAACATTTATCTTTTGTTGAAAGAGTAGTAATAATATTTGTAAATTCATTTGTTGAAAATAATGAGTTATTCCAATATAAATCGTATAGTGCAATATCTACAAATTTTCCAAGAACTTCTTCAAGAAATGTATCTGTATCCATTCTTGTCTTAATTAAATGGCTAAATATATTTTATTTGTTTAAAGAGGCGTGTAACATTTTTTTTGATTATCGTAAATTTTAAAATAGGGTATATACTTAATATGTCTGTTGGACAGCATACAAAAATAAGTGCAATAATATATCTTACTCAAACACTAAAAAAAGAAATAGATGATTCGGGTTTAAATGACCCGCTTTTAATAAGATTGACAACAATTTTAAATTATACAGCAGTAGTTCTTTATAAAATAAGAGGTGGTGAAACAAGTCAAAGTGTTCCTCTTCATTTAACAGTTATACTTCGTTTACTTGTAACATTAAAAAGAATTTACAGAGATGGTATAATTTATAGTGAAGCTGAATATCATAAATATTTAAAATGCCATTATCCAGATGTATATAGGGCAGTAATAACCAAAAAAATAGATGCTCATACAGCATATAAATGGTGTTCTGAGAATTGTGATAAATATAGAGACTTTTCTTGTAAACTTACTGATTTAGTAACTGCCGAAGATTATTATAAATTAAGAAATGTAGGTACAATTAATGAAGAGCAGGTTTTTGTTAGGGAACTTGTACGAATTATTGCAAGATATAAGGCGGCAGCAGTAATTATAAATTCATTAAATCAACATATTTTAAACTTAAAAGATCAAATAGAAAAATTAAAAGAAGAAAAACAAAGTTTAGGTGATAATATATTTGATGCTAATAAAAGTGGCGGAATAACTGAATTATATATAATAACGCCTATACCCGAAGATATAGAACAAGAATCGGTACCAATTATATCTGTTGATGGTATTGGAACTGGATGTAAAATAGATATAGATAATGGAACAATACAAGTTGTAGAAAGAGGAATAGGATATAAAATTAATGAAATAGTATATTTTGAAATAATTTTGTCGGATGTAGCTTTGAGAAGTTTAAAATTAGGTTCAAGTTCATTAATACGATTTGTACATAGTGAGGTTAATAGCTCTGTGTGTGCAAAATATTATTTGAAGGTACTGAATGTTCAATCAACCGATGCTATGTTAGCAACTAAAATTACTCTTAGTGAAATTACATTTACTGTACCTATATGGACACGTATATATAGTAATATTTCACCGGGTGATTTCGATATGAATAAATTGTTACAATTGAAACAAGATATTACTGACTATGATGTTCAATACGCTATTCTAAAATATGGCAAAACAACTGAAAATAATGATGATTTTGATTTATCACTAATTTAATCAGAATTAGTTTCATTAGTTTCATTAGTTTCATTAGTTTCATTAGTTTCATTAGTTTCATTAGATGTAGTTCCGATAGCTGTAGGTTTTATATTGTACTCTACTATTTGTAAATCAATAATTGAATTTTTAAAAATCAGCATCAAAAATGCGTTTTTGTTTTTGATTTCATGAGAAAATAAAATAGCATTGTTTCTGTCAAAGAAAGCTGGAAAATGATATAAGCTTTTAAGTTCATCATACGATTTGGAAGAATTTAAAACATCGTTAATAGATTTTTCACAATTTTTCAAATTTTTTAGGATACGTAAGTTATCGACATTATTTTTACAAAGTTGTTCTGCTTTTTTATAAATAGAATCAAAATTTTCCATATTTATTTAGATTATGAAAAAACTGTAAGTAAATGACGCAAAAACATAGGATAGTTCAAATACAGGAAAATTGAAATACGTCTGAATTAAAATCATTAAAATTTAAAATTCTCTCATGTTTTTTAATGTGTAAGAAAATTAAATGACTAACTATCTTCAACCGACTGCAATTCCTTTGACTGCGTTAACCTTTACCAAGATTGATGTAGGCAGTGGAACAGGTACTTTTACCGCTGCATCTTTTGCGATTGAAGATTATGGAACATTAACCAATATTACAATTAGTGTTCAACGTAGTGCAAAAAAAATAACATATGCTTGTTCTGGCGGAGCGGCCGCTTATACATCTAATAATAATTTACTGGGATCGGACAGTGGTTATTCACACGCAACTTTGATAGAGGATGTTGCAAATTATCATCCAAACTTTACTAATGGATCAAGGCCTCCCGTTGAAATATTGATGGGAACTATTTTTAACATGATGGTTCGTACTATTTTCCAAGAATCTGGTTCTACAATTGTTACAACGGGTATTGATTTCACTCAAGTTACAAGTCGACAAACAAATGTATTTTTTTATGATGCAAATGAATCAACTGATGACGCAACAGAAGGTTTACCAGCAGATGTTATTACTCAAACAATTGCTAAATTTAACGCAGGTCAAATAGGTGATGGTGCTGATTGGACGGATGAGATGGCATATTGGTCATACAGAACAGCAAGTGGAGGTGATCCGGGTGTTGAAAGTGAAAATGTAACTTTATCACCTGGTGATAAAATTCACGTTCAATATTCACTTGCTTGTGCTTTTGTTGGTGGAGGTGATGGTTCTGTAGCGCCTGCACTTGTCGATAATGATGCTTTAGAAACTCCTGGCACAAATGTAGCTTTTGCTGGTACAAATTTTGCGAATGCAGACGTAACTATTAAGTTTATTCTTTCATGGGTTGTTGCTTAAATAGTTTAAATTGGTAATGTTGATTTATTTTCATTCAAATATTCTCTTGATTTAATATTGAATCCTAAATTTGTTTGAATTGAAACATTCATCAATTTGACATTTAATAAATCTATTGAACTTGCATTTACATCACCTTCTTGTCTTAGACCAAAACTATCAAATATTTTTGTTCCAGGATAAGCATTTAAATAATACAATTGTTTTTTTGAAATATTTATATATCGCATTGCAAAACTGTGTCCTACTATAATATGTTCATTAGAATTTAAAAATTTAGAAAGTCTATTCAATCCATCAATATCAGTAATATTAACTCCTGCCCTATTTTGTGGGTTATTGTCGAAAGATACATTATTGAATAATATTCTATGCCCAGATTGTAAAGTATCTGGTGTCCAAGCCGTATCAGTATTAACTGAATTACCATTATTTGTATATGTATTTGACTTTAAATACAATTTAATAGTTTCTACTTCTTCAGTTAAATAATCTATATCAAAAATATCATTAATACCTTCAAGAACGTAACCAGATGGTTTTAGAATACGAATAGACATTTTTGAAACATCAGCAATTGGTGTATCAGAAATCCAACCAACTGATGGTTTTGCACCATTACCTTTTGTATTCATTAAATGATAACAAACATTAGAATGACCCCCCTCTTTCCATGTTTTGTCTTTAATAAGTTTTACAAAAGATTTTCTTCCATGATCAGAACTAGAAACAAATTTACCAGAAAATTCATCAATTTGAAGATATAAATATGGATATTTATCAAGAGCATTTTGTGTTTTTTCTTGTGATACAGCATCGTACATTGCTGATGTATTATAACCTATATCACTTAGTATTACGTGTGTAAGACTAACACCTATTACATTTTTTAATGAATCCGGTATATTGATACCAGAATTCTGAGCAAATTTTTCTTTACCAATATCTCTGGAATTAGAATCAACATTACCAAATTTAACAACAAAATCATATATAGAATCTTTTGATTCAGGATTCCAAATATTTCTATCAGCACTACTTATGTCCAGATCAATTTGTGTATCTTTAAATTTTGGTTCATTTACCGATGAAGAGTCATTGAACAAAGGTGTACCATTAAGAAGTTCATTTTCTTCTTCTGTATTTTTAGGAGCAACTTGTAATGTTGGCTGTTCTTGCAAAAAAGTATTTAGTTGGTCATCAGCAAATTGCTGTGGTTTAGTATATTGTACCAGTTGAGGAACAACCTTTATTAATACCTTTTTGTTAACGTCTTCTATTTTATCATTAGGATTTCTCGAATTGAATTCTTCAATCATTCCATCATATATTAATTGTCTGGCATTGATTGATAAAGAATCTAATGCAATATTAGCTCTTTGTAACATATCATTATTCATTAAATCATAAAGCATCTCGAAATTAGTTCTATCGAAGAAACTTGACTCCATTAATATGTATTAGATATGTTTAGTCCTTATTTTATCCTTATTTTATAAAGAATAAAACTTCAACAAAAACAATATTTAAGAATTAGATTATATAAGGATGAGTCATGCAATTTAATTCATACTTCAACAATGTTGTCGGTTAAGAAAAGAGGAAAGTCAAATTCAAAAATATCAATAAGTGATGCAATACCTATTCATTCTGAAACAGTATTAAGTCCAGAAAAACTACCATCAAATCTTATTTTACATTTGAAAAAAATAAAAGGAGTTCAATGTGATGATAGTTATAGTGCTGAAGATATATTAAAATACAAACCAGAAATACCAATACCAAATCCATATGATCCTATAGGGCCAGATGGTTTTAGTTATGTTGAAGGTTCAAAAACAGACAATGTTCAAGAAGATTATAAAGACATATCAAACCAGAAAAACACAGATAATAATATTAAATTGTGTTGGTGGTGTTGTCATGATTATAGTTCAAAAAGTCTTGGTTTGCCAATAGGTAAAAATGATGATAATTGTTTTGAAACTATAGGGAATTTCTGTTCTCCAGAATGTACTTGTGCCTATATAATGGATTCTGGTTCGCGATATGGTGAACGGTGGAAAGAATACGAATTACTTCACGAAATGATACAAGTTAACGAAAAAATTGAACCAGCTCCAAGAAGAGAGTTATTAAAAGTTTTTGGAGGTGATTTGGAAATAAGTGAATTTCGAAGTAATACAAATTGGAAAATTGTATATCCACCTATGGTATCTTTAAAAATGCAAATGGATGATACTCCAACAGAAAAAGAAGGTTCACCACTATTCTTGTCATCAAATACATTAAAAATAGGTAATCTTAATTTAGAACATATTGATGAAATTATTCCAGAAAAAAGGAAGAAAAAGGGAAAAACAATTAATGTAAATGGTAGTTTAGATAGATTTTGGTCAACAGAATAAAGTTAATAATTAAGAATATAAAAGAAAAATGAAAGCAATTATTTAATTGTTTGAAAACAAATGGGAAAAGAAACTCTAATAATAGTAGAAAGTAATGGTAAAACCAAAAAAATTGAAAAGTTTACAGGTCATCAATGTGTAGCATCATTTGGACATGTATTTGCTTTAAAACCAACTTTAAAATGGTTTGATCCGGAAAATATTGATCCAGAATATATTATTCATAAAGGAAAGGAGAAAATTATTTCAAATTTAAAAGCTAAAGCGAAAGCGGCTTCGCGAATAATTATAGCATCTGATCTTGATCGTGAAGGAGAAGCGATTGCGGCGCATTTGATGAAATTGTTGAAATTGAATGAAAACAAAACTGAAAGAATAACATTTAATCAAATATCTGAATCAGCTTTGAAAGAAGCTATTGAAAATTCTGGAAAATTAGATAAAAATTTATATAATGCACAACAAGCCAGAGCTGTAATAGATATTGTTTTTGGATTCAAAGTTTCTCCTTTTCTTTCAAATCATCTAAATATTAGAGCATTATCTGCTGGAAGATGCCAATCTCCCGCAGTTAGAATGTGTATGCAAAGACAAAATGAGCAAAAATTAGGAGAAATAAGCATAAAAATCAATGCAAATAGTAATGAACTAAAAAATATTGTTCATATAGAACCCATATTTTCATATGATACTTGTAAAGATGAGATAATGGTTTGGTTAAAAAATTTAGAAAATCAAAAGTTCCGAGTTACTAAAGTGAAAGTTTCAAAAAAGAAGGAAACACCACCACCTCCGTTTATAACTTCATCATTACAGCAAATGGCATACAATAGATTTAGTTACAATCCTAAAAAAACTATGGATATTGCTCAAAAATTATACGAAGGTGGATATATAACATATATGAGAACAGATTCTGTAATATTATCTTCACAATTCCAAGATATGGCATGTGAATGGATAAAAAAAGAATACGGTGAAGAATATGTTAGTCTCAGACAATATGGGAAAAAGAAATCTGGTGGAGTAAAAACACAAGATGCTCATGAAGCGATTAGACCGATTAATATAAATAACAGCCCTCCAAATAATAATGAACAGCAAAAACTATATGAATTAATAAAACTAAGAGCTATTGGGTCTCAAATGGCTCAAGCCATTTATTCTGAATCAAAATTAAGTTTAGAAACACTCTCTTTAAGTGAAAAAAAAATAGATATTTGGGAATCAATAAGTAAAACATTAATATTTCCGGGATTTACTTGTTTAAGAGGAAATATTATAAAAGATGACTTACAACAAGATAGTGTTACTAAAAAAAAATATAAAGTAAACGACGAATTAAATATTGTTCGTGTAAATGTAAAAGAACATGCATTATTACCACCTCCCCCGTTTAATCCCGCAGGATTTGTTAAAATGTTAGAAAAAACAGGAATCGGAAGGCCATCTACGTATAGTTCAATTATAGAAAGAATACAAGAAAAGGATTATATATGTTTAGGTAAAAACAAAGTATTAGATACTGAATTAAATGAATGGACTCTTGACAATCAAAATGATGATTCAGAAAAGATTGTTAAGGGAAAATATTTACAAAAAATTGGAGGTCAAAATAATATATTCGTAGTAACAGACTTAGGACAAAAGGCGTGTGAGTTTATGGATTCAAGCCCAATAGAACCAATTGTAAATTCGGCATTTACAAGTGAACTTGAAGATAAATTGGATCAAATTGCAAAAGGTAATTTAGACTGGAAAATGGTTGTAAAAGAATTTTATTCTGAGTTAGTAGAAAAATTATCTTTACAGCCTCCACCAAAACGCTATAAGAATTCAGAAAAAGAAATTAATTGGATTCGTATATTAGAAAAATCATCAGAACATACTATTGGTATTATTAGAACACAATATGGTTTGTGTATTGCAAAAGAGTCTGAAAATAATGAAATCAGTTATTCAAAAATGCCGCCAAATACAAGTCCTGAAGAATTAGAAATTAAAGAAGCATTGAATATGTTTAATTATCCTTTGAATATTAAGGATAATATTGAAATTCGTATTGGACCATATGGATGGTATGTAACAAATGGAATGAAAAATATAAGTTTAGGACAAAACAGAAATCCTCCATCAAAAGAAGATGGATTAAAGGCTATAGAACAAAAGCCAACCAGTGAAATAATCAAAAAAATAAATAAATATTGGACTTTACGACGTAAAAAGGATTCTTATTTCTTAATGTATTCAAAAGGAAAAAAACCAATATTCTATCCTGTAGATGAACATGATGGAGAATGGTCTGTATTACGTTGTGAAGAGATCCAAAAAAAAAATAAAAGAAGAAAATAATATGGAATCGTGGCAAATTAAATTATTAATAACTTTTATTGCTGTTTTATTTGTTTTTTACAACTTATATTCGGGTATATTATCAATATTCTCTTCAACAAACAATAGTGTTAGAAAAGGGGGACGCTCTATCTGGTACTCAATGTAGAACGTGTCTACATGTGTGGAAATTAACCACAAATAGTTATGTGTGATGTTGAAAAAAATATTTCACATACTTCTTGAAGGTCTAATCTATATGTGGGCACAATGTTGAGCTACATTAGTGCAATTGTTGTGAAATTTTTATTTATGAACAAGTAATTCTTTTGAAGTTGTAGGTCTATTATCAATTTTAGAAATAATTTCTTTCATCATAATTTTTGCATCATCTGAAACATTATTCGATTTACTAACTTTAATAAGTTCGTCCTTCATCCATTTCGGAGTAACTGATTTTTTTGACTCTCTTGTAGTCAGTTTTAGCTGGGACTTATCATTTAATTGCATTGATGGAATATCATTATGTTTCATGAAGTTTTGAATTTCATTTTCTACAAGTTTTTGTGCAACCTTTAATTCATTAATCTTCTTTTGATACGCTTTAATTTGAGTCTTAAAATCTAAATATCGTTCTACATTTTTAACAACAACTGGATCATTCAATTCAGTTATTGTATCGGAAGATGATACATCGTTAGCCATATTTAATAATCCTTAACAACTATTATAACTTTATGTTTAAGTACTACTAATATTATGCAAAAACGTTTTAAATTTTTGATAGCGACTTCATCCATTGGAGGATTGTATATTTTGTTTGAGTATTATGTACATAAAAATAGAACAAAACAAATTAAAAAACAAAAAAAAGTATTGTCTAAATCGCCAAGTTATGGTACTTTAGATAAACTCAAATATGATATTCTTATTGCAGAAGGAATTGAAAAAGAGGACATGTTAATAACATTGAAAGAATGTTTTGATGTAGATAAGCCAGAAGAATTGAGTTTAGAAACTCTAACAAAAGTGTTACATGATAATCATCCTTCAAAAAAAGATATTATAATAGACGATTATATACATAAACCATTGCCATTTACATTACAAGTTACAGTAAGTGTCGCAAACTGGTTGACCTTTAAAATTTTAGAAGCTGTTTGTAATATTGAAACACATCAAGGAGAATGTGTTATACACTGTTTTTCCCCGAAAAAAATAAGAAACAAAGCATATGTTAAATATAAAAAGACATTTATTCTGTTTGCAGGATTATCTGGTTCTGTAGTTCAACTATTCAAATTAATAAATATATTGATCAAAAATGATTATGATATACTACTACCTATGTATGGTCCAGGAGATATATCATTAAATCATAATTTAAATCACAATCAATATGATTATTGTAATGAAATTATAAATTTTTTACTTAAAAAAGAAATTGGAAATATTGACTTATTGGCATGGTCTTTAGGTGGTATAAAATATTTATGTTTTGAAAGTTTAATATTAAACAGCAATAATTTATCAAAAAAAATAAAAATTAATAGTGTTCATCTATTTGAACCTTTATTAACATCAAGAGCTGTAATTGATATGCATTTCACATCAAGACGTTCTATATTTAAAACAATTCAAGTTGTAAATTCCCGTACTAAAAAAAAGACTTTTAAGTACTTATTATTGAATTGTATTATGGGATATTTTATACATACAATCTTAGGATTTGGTTGTGCAAATAGTACTGATTATTTATATCATACAGAACATAAGAATAACAATATTATTTATCCTTATCAAAGATATTTATATATTTCTACAAATGACTTTCTATTCAATGACACAGCAGATAAGCATGTAATTGAAAATAATTTTAATAAACAAAATGTATTTAGTAGAATTGGTTATCATGGTGGCTGGTTAAGAAGTAGTCAACTGGAAAATATATTTGGTTCAATTATTTCTCAGAATTATTAAGTTTTGTCATATTTTCTTCTCTATTTTTAGCTTCTAATCTTCTTCTTAGCCGATTGCGAACGCCATTTCTTCTTCCACCTCCTCTCATAGCTTGTGCTGCTTGAAAGTTAGGAAGACCCCCAGATTTTGTCTTCATAGAATCGGCACACATTTCTTCAAGAGCACTAAAATCATCATCATCATTTACTTCTTCGCCTTTTTGTTTCATAAATTCTTTGAAAATGCCTTGAACATCCTTGGATTTAAACATTTTTTTGAACTTTTTATCTTTTTTCATTTTTTCCATCATAGTATGAACTTCTCCTATTAATTCTTCTTGATTAACATCACCGGATTCCATTTTGGTTTTAAGTTTTGATGCAACAGTTTGGACAAGATTTTTTAAACCACCACCTCCAACCAATTTTTGCATTATAGATGATACATCAGGACTATTCATGTCACCAATATCACTCATATCGAATGCTGACATATCAATACCTTCGGCGATTTCTTTAGCAAGATTACCAATTTTTGTATCCTTAAACATATCATTATATTTTTGAGTAGGATCCTCATCCGCAGTATCATCATCATCATCATCATCATCATCATCATCATCATCATCATCATCATCATCATCATCATCATCACTATTGCCTTCAACCTTTTCATTTGCGTTAAGTTCTTCTATATCTATTTCAGAATTGTTATCCATTAATTTTTGTATCATTTCCATCATTTGTTCTTGAATACCATCACTTTCTTTCATAAAATTTTCATCACTAAATTGTTCAAAAAAATCTTCTAAATTGCTTGATTTAGAACGAATTGTTGTTCCAATAAGAGATAAAGTTTGTAAAAATTTCCATATTGCTTCAATATTTTTGTCTTGATTGGACTTTTCAATAGCTGATTTAAAAATAGTAGACAAATCAAAATCATCAATAAATATAAAAGGTGTTTCAAACAAAGAACTATCCATTTTTGATATTTTATCCATGTTATTTCCCACACATTTCATGAATTTTTGTAACGGACGAGTATCTTGTAACATATCAATTTTTACTAAATTTGTTGTTTCTTCAGGATAACACCTTTTTAAATTAGATACAAAATCATTTAGTGTTGTGTTAAAAGTTTGGACAAGCTCCATATTTAGTTTTAATATTACAATATTCATTAATAACCGCATATTCGTAATATTTTATTTAATATACTTAATGAAGCATACACTCTCTTTTATTGAAGTAGAAGTAATAAGACCCAATCCTAAAGCAGTTATTCTTAAATGTAAACTTGCAAAATGGAATAAAACTACATCTGTATCATATAAAGCGGCTAATTCTGCGGATTATAGACAAAGTTATAGTGGGTCTGGACTACCTTTCCCCGATGCAATTAGTGCTATGGATAACACCGATAATAAAGGAACGATAAAACCATCTTCAAAAGAATTTGTAATTAAAATGAAATTTCCAAATTCATATTATAGCCATCTCGGGACAAGATTAATTTTACCACATGTACATCTATCAGTAAATCAAAACAACAAAATACAATCAGCAAATATTCAAATTGGGGAAAATGCTCCTTTTAGAAGTCTAACTTATCAAACAAATCCAGTTCCAAGAATATCCCCTAATTTTTATAGTCGCAAAGCTGTAAAAACGCCTAGGTCTCAAGAACAAATCCTTAGAGATAGTGGATATTCTTTAGAAACACCAAATAATTTTTGGGGAAAAGCAGTACCACCATAAGTTAAAAACGTATAAAGTTGTTTCTTGGAATATAGTATAAAATATATATGATTCAATTAGAATCACATTGGAGTTTTTGGTATCACTCATCCAAAAATAGAAATTGGGATAAAGATAGTTACCAATTTTTATTTAAAACACAATATGCCGAAGAGTTTTGGGGAGTTTTTAAATTATTTACTGAAAAACATTATGAATCTGGTATAATTTTTATTATGCGAGATGATGTTTTTCCAGATTGGAAAAGTCCTGAGAATATTAATGGTGGTTTTATATCTATAAAAATAGATACAAAAAATAGAAGTGAAAAGTCAAATAATGTGATACAAATAACACAAAAATGGATAGAAAGACTGATTTCAGAAAGTATAACTCATAAAAAAATTACACACGGAATTTCATTAAGTCCGAAAAGCAATCATTGTATACTAAAACTTTGGTTAAATGAAAGGATAAAAGATGTTAATAGTATATTGACGAATGAATTACCATTATTGAATACTAACAAATTTACAGCATTTACCCATAAACATTAAATTTATAATTCTTAAATTTAAGAAGCTTGTGATGAGTAGTTTTGTAAAATATCTTGAGCATTTTTAGCCGCAAGTTTTGCTTCTTCGGCAGCTTTTACCAAAGCTTGTAAAGTTTCATTATCTATATTTTTGGTAACAACTTTTTGTTGAGAATTAACTTCTTCAGATTCGGGTTTTTTCAATACAGATTGAGTTTGTTGAGAATTAACTTCTTCTTTTGTTTCTTGTTGGAGTGTTGTAACTTCTGGTGTAACTTCTTGTGGAGATACTTCCTTTGGGACTTCACCAGGAACTTGACCTGTAACTTCAGTTGGAATTACAATTTCTTTAGTTTGTTTTGGGTCTCCAGATTCAACATCGCTTTCATAATCAGTATCCTCATCTTCAGTAGCATAATCGGTATATTGAAATTGTTCCTCTTTGTCATCTGTATAGAAAAGACAAAAATCAGTATCAGAAGTGTCATTCTTTTTTGCTTCAGGGATTGTTACAAGACCTCTTAATACAATATCTGGATTATATCCTCTTGGTTTCATAAAAACACCCTTGACTTCAACTAGAGGAACTACATTACAATTTTTAATTGAATCAAGTGATATTAAATTTTGTTCAGAATCCATACATTGAACTTCATATGAACTCTTGTTACCTCTAGTACGTATATGTACTCTTGAGCAGAAAACATTATCATCATCAATAATTGGATGATACATTTCCTTTATTTTATTGGATGATGGTTTTGGTCTACCCGCTAAAACACCATTATCTTTCCACATATGTCCAAACCATTGATCATGATTATTAACTATTTGACTTACAAGCCAAGTTTCTAATGTACTAATAAAATTCTTGAATTTTACATGTTTTGGTTCATTGTCAAGTAATGTTATACGAAAAAAACCATTTTTGGAAGCAGTTTCTATATCAAGATTGTCTCCAACTTTAAATGCTGGTAATGCAAATTGTAAACTTCTTGATTCATCTCGCAAATGTTCAATAACACTTTCCCAAGATCCTCCAGCTAATTCATCACCTTTTACTAATTTAAAATCATTTAGGTCAACCATATCGTAATCAGGTACAAGTTCCGTATCAGAGTCATAATCTTCTTCTACATTCGATGCCATGTGAGTTGTATTTAATGATGAAAAAATATTTCTAAATTTAAACGCAGACAAATGATAATCAGAGAAATTATACACGATTTATTACATCATACACTTGATGAAGTAAGAGAAAAACAAAATATGATGCGATTACAAACAGATCTCATTGATCCTATTATTCAATACGCTTTTGCACATTTATATCCATATATAATTGTTACATCTATACTTTTTTTCTTTACATTTATAGTTGCTGTTGCTATTCTTATCTTTATTCTAAAAGGTCAATCTTTGTAGAATTAAAACCTCGTTTTCAACAGAATTCGGCTTTTTCGAATTAATTGCTCTCCTACATTTTATAATATCGATTTCATAATCATCACTTACAAGAAATGAATCTTTTACTTTTTTCGTATCTGAATTACTCATTAGAAACATAATCTGTCTATTTTTCAATTCATGACACTTTCTAAATAATGAATCGTGTTGTGAATCATTAAAACCACCCGATTGATAATTTACGAAAGAAGTATTATTAATTGGTACATACGGTGGGTCTAAATATACAAAATCTCCAATACCTATCTTATGTGGTATAATTTCCGCAAAATCAGATACATTAAAGTTTACTTTTTCAATCATATTGCTCATATTTTCAAGTTCTTCAAATGATATTATAGAATTTAACTTTTTATAATTACCAAAAGGCACATTAAAACCATTGGGACCAACCCTATAAACGCCTCGAAAACATGTTTTATTCAAGAATATGAACATTGCTGAGCATTCCACCGAATCAAGATTTTCATCAATAATTTCATTATATTTCTTTCTTATCCAATAATAGTATGATTCTTTTGATTTAATAGCATTTTCAAAAGAAGATGGCGTTAGATTATTACTCCGACGTTTCTTTTTTGCAAATATCACAGCCAAAGCGGCATCTGATTCTTCAATTAACAAATTTCTCATTGTTGTGGTATTGTCACTTAAAGATAGCCCTCGTCTTCCTATTTCTTTTTTAAGTTCTTCCAGAGTCTTCAAAGATTTAATCGATTTTCTATTTAGTGGTTCCCCTTCATCTATGTTTGAATAAGTATTTAATAAGAACCCTATCTCTTTATATAAATCTTTGTGATTATTTTTTATATTATTAAACATTCCAATCAAAACTCTATTTTTATCATAACAATATATATTACCATTTAAGGTTATCTTATTATCTCTTATCCTATCCAAAAGTTCAAATAAAACACTTCCACCGCCTAAAAATATTTCATGATAATTATTAATAATATTGGGGAATTTTTTGAATACTTCTTCAAGTATCTGAGTTTTGCCACCAACCCATTTAATTATTGGCTTCATACTCTTATTTATAAGTTTATAATTATAGTCTATTCACAAATCATTTTTCTGAACTTTTTACACGAATATACATAAAAATGAACAAATATTTTGTTAAAAAGATATATATAAATACAGAATAGAATTATAAGAATACACAATCAATATGGTGAAATTTAAAAACACTGTAACTACAATATTAGCCGAATTAATCAATTGGGCATTGAATCCATATAAGAACGGTTTAGCATCATCTGTTAAGAAAATTGGGCTGAGCGCACTCAATGTGTCCCAGCTCAAGGAGAAGTGCCGGGCAGCGAGACTGCCCGTCGGGGGCACGAAGGAAGTGCTGATCAAACGCCTGCGGGGGGCGGCGGAGGTGTGTGGCGTGGATCCGGCGCCATTGGAAAACGAAGGGTATAATGTCGGGATGCTTCGTATTATTGCAACAAAAACAGAACGTGAATGGGGTAATAAAATGATAAATAAAAATAATACTAATAACTGGACTACATCTCTAGGACAAAATCTTGTGATGGATGTTCTAAGATTATTAGGTAAGAATCCGAGAAAACCGAAAATAAAAGATGGATATATACCAGATTGGGAATGTGATGATGAAATTTATGAAGTAAAAACAAGCAATTGGACTGTAGAGGGAACTGCTGGAGAAAAGGTACTAGGTGTTCACTACAAATATAGTGATGTTCCAATTATTTATGGTAAACCGTTATATATTGTATGTGTTGCTTATCAAGAATACGAATTAACTAATGGCAATACACGAATTTTTGGAGAAGATATTTCTGAAAGAAAGAGAGAGATTCTAGAAATGGTAAAAAAATGGGATATTCATTATATTAAGTTTAGTGACCTTGTTAAACCACTTATTATATAAATTTGAGTATAAGTTTATAATAGAAAATATATATTATATCTCTAAAAGAAACAAATGAGTTTCTATAACGAAAAAGATGAAACATACAAAGAATGGTGTGAACAAGAATGTGATGAAGGTTTAAAAAATATTGATTTTATAAACTCTTTTTTGGATAAATATGTAAAATGGATAAGAAAACAGAAAACTGTTGTAGGAATAGAGACTCGAGAATTGAAATTAAAAGATTATTTATCTTTACATAAAGAAAAAATTGGAAAACTCATCTTTAATATGAGCATGTAATCGTATTTTGATAATTTATTTTTCTTTTGTAAAATGTGTAAAAAAATGATTAAGTCTAATCTAAATAATAATTAATACATTATCATGGAGGTAATGCATGTTGTAAAACGTGATGGCACAAAAGAAACTGTATCTTTTGATAAAGTATCAAATAGACTTGGTAAGTTAGTTAAAGGAGATGGAAACCAAAAAGAATTAAAAGTTGATTATATTGCTTTAGCTCAGAAAGTTTGTGGTGATATGTATTCTGGCGTACGTACATATGAATTGGATGAACTATCTGCCCAAACATGTGCAGGATTAATTACTGAATGTGTCGATTATGGTATTCTTGCAAGTCGTTTGGCAATTTCAAATCATCACAAAAGAACTTCACCTTCATTTAGCGAAACAATTCAAATTTTGTATGAAAGTACAAACAAACTTGGAAAAAGGGTACAACTTGTTACAAAAGATGTTTATAACACTGTTATGAAACATAAAGTAAAATTAAACCAGATTATTGACTATTCGAGAGATTATGATATTGATTATTTTGGATTTAAAACTTTAGAAAAAAGCTATTTACTAAAAGTGAATGGAGAAATTGTCGAAAGGCCTCAACATATGTTTTTGAGAGTATCTCTTGGTATTCACGGATCTGATATTAAATCAGCTATTCAATGTTATAATGCTTTATCTCAAAAAAAATGTATCCATGCAACTCCAACACTATTTAATGCTGGAACTGTAAATGGACAACTTGCATCGTGTTTTCTAATGGGTATTAATTCCGATAGTATTGTCGGAATTTATGATGCTCTAAAAGATACAGCACTTATTTCAAAAAATTCTGGAGGTATTGGTATTCATATTCACGATATTCGCGCATCAGGTGCTGAAATCGCTGGAGGCACTGGTATTTCAAACGGTATTGTACCTATGTTACGTGTATTTAACAATACTGCGCGCTATGTTGATCAATGTGTAACACCAAACACATATATTTATACAACAGATGGACCATTGGCTATACAAGATGTTGTAGAAGGTAATACACAAATTTATAATTCAACGGGAAATATTGAGACTATTAAAAAAGTATTAGAACACTCCTATAATGGCACAGTTTATAATATTAATACAATGCATTGTATTGACTCTCTGAAAGTAACTGGAGAACATCCAGTATTTGTTCTTTCAAATCAAAAGAAAGGAGTAAATTATGATGTAATTAAAAATCGCCTTGATAAAAAGCTTATTAAGATGGAATGGAAGGAAGTAAAAGACTTGAACGAGGATGATATGATGATTTATAGAATTCCAAAATACGAAAAAGACGACTCATCGCTAAGTGAGAAAGATTGTTACATTTATGGTGTTATTCTGGGTGATGGTTCTCTATCAAATGAAAAAGATTATGGATACATTTCGTTAAATCACACTACCAAACAACATATTCTGGAAAAATGTGAAGAATATTTCAAAAATAATTATACAGAATATTCTATTGAAGAATCGAAAGATAATTCCGATTCGGTAAGAATTCGATGGAATAAAAGTAATACATTACCCTTTAGATACTCGGATATTTATGATTCAAATAAAGAAAAACATATTTCAAAAAGATGGATTCACCTACCATCAAAAAAGATTCAATACATTCTAAAAGGATTAATTGATACTGATGGCTGTAATAGTGAAAAAGAACTTACGTTTGATACTACATCCCGACAATTGTGCGAATGTTTTCGATTCATTCTACTTCGTATGGGTATTCCTTCAAGCGGATATACTCGAGATAGAATTGGAGAAAGTCACGAAACAAAAAGAGGAACTATTACCAATAAAAAACTTAGTTATTGTGTTCGTGTTCCAAGGATGGAATTGATTTCTAAACTAATTGATACAAAAACCGACGGACAGTTCTTCAAATTCTTTAGTTATACAGACGAATCAGAAAACTCTTTTGTAATGTCACGTATTAAATCTATTAGTGAAGAATATTATTCAGGAACTCTGTATGATCTACAGATGGAAAAAACACATGATTATATGCTTCATCAGGGTCTTGTACATAATGGAGGGGGAAAAAGGAACGGTTCTTTCGCTATTTACTTGGAACCATGGCATTTAGACATTCATGACTTTCTACAATTGCGTAAAAATCAAGGATTTGAAGAGGTTCGAGCAAGAGATTTGTTTTATGCAATGTGGATTCCAGATTTATTTATGAAAAGAGTACAAGAAAATGGAAAATGGACCTTAATGTGTCCTCATGCGTGTCCTGGATTATCAGATGTATATGGTGATGATTTTGAAGAACTATACACTAAATATGAGAGTATGGGACGTGGAAAAGAGGTTAATGCGCAAGAAATTTGGTTTAGTATTCTAGAAAGTCAAACAGAAACTGGTACTCCATATATCCTATTCAAGGATAGTTGTAATAAAAAATCAAATCAAAAGAATCTTGGAACTATTAAGTCGTCTAATTTATGTTGTGAAATTGTAGAACATACTTCAAAGGATGAAACTGCTGTATGTAATCTTGCCAGTATTAGTCTACCGGCTTGTGTTATCAAACCTAATATAAAAGATGGTATTAGTATTGTTGGTATTCCAAAGTGTGCATTTTGTTTGTTGGCAAAAGCGTGGTGTGACAGATGGGATCTGGACTATACATATGAACAATTGCCAGGTCCAGAAGTTGGAAAAAAATACCCACAAATTAGTGTAAATGATTTCAAAGGGGGATTTACTGATTTTGTGGAAGCGTTTCCTGTAAATTATGATTATGAAGCACTTACAAATATCACAAAACAATTGGTACGTAATCTTAACAAGGTAATTGATAAAAGTACATATCCAATTGAAAGTGCAAGACGTTCTAATATTAGACATCGACCAATTGGAATTGGAGTACAAGGTTTAGCAGATGTGTTTATGAAAATGAGAATTGGTTTTGATAGCCAAAAAGCAAAATTTATTAATGAGAAAATCTTTGAAACTATTTATTTTGCGGCGGTCCAAGAATCTATGACTATGGCAATGAAAAAGGCTGAAAAGAAGAAAGTTACAAATCCTTCGCAAAAATATCCAGGAGCATATTCAACATTCGAAGGTTCTCCAATGCAACAAGGACAATTCCAGTTTGATTTATGGGACAAAATCCCGTCAAAATCAGAACCATGTTATGATTGGGAATCACTTAGAAAAGAAGTCAAAAAATATGGTATTATGAATTCACTTCTTGTAGCACCTATGCCAACAGCCTCTACGGCTCAAATTCTGGGTAATACTGAATGTTTCGAACCAATTACATCAAATATTTATGTAAGAAGAACACTTGCTGGAGAATTTGTATTAATGAACAAATATTTACAAGAAGACCTGGAATCTCTTAATATTTGGAATGGTGAACTAAAAAACTCTATTCTTGCAAATGATGGTAGTATTCAACATTTGAATATTCCAAATATTATTAAAGATACATACAAAACTGTATGGGAAATTTCACAAAGAGTCCTAATTGACCTTGCTGCCGATAGAGGAAAATATATTTGTCAATCACAAAGTCTGAATCTATTTGTTAGGGAAGCTAAATTTGATATAATTACATCAATGCTTTTCCATGCCTGGAAAGTCGGTCTAAAAACTGGTGTATATTATCTAAGAACACGACCACAATCAAAGGCACAATCATTTACTATTGCTCCAAAAGAAGAAGCTGTGTGTGAATCATGTAGTGGATAAATTATATTCTTGAAACATGGTTTATAGACCTTCCATGAGGTATATTCAATATGATAAACTGTTAATATGATAACGTGTTTTTAGTATTGTTTGAATTATGTCAATTTTTTCTTTTGAAATATTTGGAAGTTGTAGATCCAAAGAATATATAATGTGTTTTTTTAAATTATCAAATTCAAATGATTTGATTACCTTCAGTTTATCACAATGATTTTTAATAACTGAAATAAGCTCTATCTCATCTATATTTTTATCATTCGGCAAATGTATAGTTATTCCATACATTATATTAAAACATAAATTATTTATGAATCATTCACACGATTATTCATAATTAACAATATCTTTATTAACAATGTTTTTATCTATAAATTCTTTAAATTTACAAGTTGTTTCTAAATTATACATATTTATTTTTGAACGCATATTTGTTATATTAGGTTGTATTAATTTTATGTATTCGTCACTAGTTTTATATTCAACACAATTATTTATATAATCACTTAAAACACTTTCAAAAGAATTAGTACGTATATCTTTCGATTGATACAGTCTTATAAATATACGTCTCAATTCACTTAGTTCAACTAATGCTTTTAGTTTTCCGTTTGACAATGTTTTATATTCTGGAGTTATAACAATAATTTCTGATAATATTTTATAAATATTTTGAATTGGTGGAAAAGGCATCCCTTTCAAAGATTTTCCTAAAGATTTCACTTTGTCATTAATTATTTTGGAAATTGATTCGCTAAAAAAGACACTATTAACATATTTAGTTGCAGGATTATAAATGCGATTATTTTGTTTTAAATAGATTTCAATATCGCGTCCAGCCAATTCCAAAGATTGAATTGAGTCATCTGAAATATTATCATTAGAATAAGATTTTGATAATACTATTGTAGCAACAGCATGAATCATTTCTATTGAATTTTGTGATATTTCATCTGAAATAGCAATTATACTCATAGAAAGCTCTAAAAGTTCACTATAAAATTGTGAAAGACTCCTTTCATTAGAACGAAATATATTATCTATGTGTGTATAAGAAAAATCATTTATTAGAGCATAAGGAATTATATTCTTATTCGAATTTGCACTTACACTTTTCAAAAATTCACCATATTTTTCAGAGTTAAGTAAACTCTTTTTATATTCACATAACACATATAATTTGTCTATATTATATACTATTTCATCTATAAATTTTGAGAAGCAAATAGATGGTATTTTACCATAATAAACATTCGCATTATATCTATAAGATTGTTCACTAAGGATTTGACCATATATACAAAACACTTTTTTGAAATTTAAAAATAATTCATTATTTGGTAAATCAGAATTTGTTAAATATGACATTTCTCTAAGAATATCATTAAAATAATAAGGATTATTGTATTCAATATTCATTTCATTCCATATAGATAATCGATAAACAAACCTATTCAATCGATATACGCGTTGATTATGAGGAATTTTGGATAGTATTTGTTTTAACCATTCATCAAGCATGTTCATAAATACAAGTACTAAATAGTTGCTATCAATGTTCTTGAAGTCTAGTTGTTCCTTCAAATCCATTGTTTCGTATGTGTCATTCATGTTATAATTTACCATCTTATTTAAATACAAGAAATATATTACAGTATAAGTAATAGAAATGTCAAAACTAAGACGTTATAATTGGAAAGGATATAATACTCCAGTTTCAGATTTAGAAACCTCTATAAACGCTTCAAATAGTAATTTTGTTAAATTTTTAGAATTAAAACAACACGTTTTTAATATAATCGCTAATGATGATTATGTTAATAAAGAGTTTAATCATTCTGATGAGATAAACATTGTTAATAATCATTTTATTGATTTTACCAATAATATTGGACATAAACAACTTGATGTAAAAATACAACAAGATAATAAGGAACAAAATGACGAATCTTTTGATATATACAAAAAACCATATATAGAAGCGGATAGTCACATAATTATAGATAAATGTTCAAATATTTCATCAATCTCTAAATTAAACAATATTGTTTCAAATATATGGCATAAATCACTTATTTTTTCATATTATTGTGCTAATATAGAAAGACAATGGGATAAAGTTGAGAATATGCACAATCCTTCTTTTATTGCATTAAACATTCTTAGGCAAATACAAGTTGAAGAAAATTCTGTAAAACTAGCACATTATGCAACAATTCCCAATGATTTAGATGAATTAGATGAAATAAATGAAATCGATAAATTATTCAAAATATTTCCATTACCAGAAGGATTTCCAATACTGGAACCAATGTTAGTCGAACAACCTTTTAATACATGTAAAGATACACTTGATCCTTGGTTAAGTAAAATATTAGACAATATTGCAGACAAACTAAAATTTTCGGATGATTTATGGAATAATGTGTATGAAGAAATGTTAACTTTGATTAATTTTTCTTTATTTGTTTCTGCTCCTATATTGTATCAAATGTATGGTAATAATATAATTATTGGTACAATGAATCACAAACTGGTTGTATTTTCTGCTTTATTCAATGTACAGAAGAATGCAAAAATTAAAGCTTCCATTGCTATTCAAAAAATATGGAATTCACATTCTTCTTATGAACACGCTTATTATTATTTTGTTGATGAAGATTCCCCCAATACAGAAAAAAAAAGACTTAGTCTTTTACTACCTCCAAATATATACTATGAAGATAACGAAATATTCAATGTTAAAAATTTACTCGAAATTCCAGAAGAAAGACAAAGATTAAAATCTAAGTTTATATACAAAAAAGCATATGATACTATAAATAGTATTGAAAAAGACGCATTTACTTATATTGAAAATAAGAACTCTATAAATTATAGTATAAAATGTAAAAAAAACTATTTGGAATTTATAGATAATCAATTAGAAAATATAAAAAATATAAGAATATTTTTGGAATTAGATGAAAATAACCAGTATAAGTGTCTTAATAATAAAAAAAATGCACTTGAGTTAATCTTATCAATTGATTTTAGTGATTTTGAAAATAATATTAATAACACACTTGAACCATGTTGTGGTTTTGATAATCAAAAAATGTTTTTTTTGAATTTTGATAATATTAAACTTCGATTCAAACACATTATCGAACGTTGTTCATATAAAGAAGAAAAACTAAATTCTTTAGCCAAAAAAATTAGAATATCGTCTAAAGACAATATATTCCCAACAATATATTTAATTACAAATAATCAAAAATCAACAGTAGAAGGAACAATCACACGCTTTGCTTATGATTTATTAAGTTTATATAGAGGAATTGCAAGTATTAGATTTTTAAGAGGCAATATAATTATAGGTGAAACTTACAAACAGGATTATAATACTCCTGATTTTAAAGACACAAAAGGCAATAAAGTTGCTCACCAATTTATTGAAAAATTAAAGAATATATCACAATTTATTACTTTTGTTAGATTATCTAAATTGTATAATCCACTTCATTACAAAGAAGTTATGGATACTATCAAAAATAATAGCATATTTATAACTAATGACTCAGTTTATGATGTAGAACCGATTGATGTACAAATTTTTGAAAATATTATCAAAATTGTTAATCCACAAAAAAATACAAAAATTAAAATTTCTAATCTAATTCAAACAGTTAAGAGTTCTTTAGAACTATCTATTACAGATCAAACATATGGATTAATGAGATTACATTGGTTTTCATCACAAATAAATAAATTTTTATTAACTTTAGATGAAATTATCGAATAAATACATTTCTGATATTTTCTGTTTCATTTATCATTTTTGATACTATCCAGTTTTGGCCAATTTCATCTTGACGCATTATTTTAACACAAACATTTCCCGAAATACAAATTGGCGCCCATTCATTTCGCTCAAATCTATTAACATATTTATCATCTATCCGAAATTCTGGATTAATTTCATTAACATCAACTATTTCATAGTCTTTATTTTTTGAAGGACGCCGAGAAGTCATCATCAAAACACCTTTTTTATTAATATATTTATAAACAGTCTTTTTTAAAATATTTCCATAATCATCTGTCAAATATTTTCCTTTCCAATTATTAGTCTGATTATTATACACTACACTCGGTTCTTTCAATACAACACCAATTGGTTCCACAACTTCACCATCTTGAATCTGTTCTATTAAATTAATTTTATTATTATTTTTATTCAAATAAACAATTCTACCGAAGAATTCTTCCTTATTATCCATAGGCTCAACTTCCCATTCAAACATATGACCAACCTTTTCACCATTGAAAGTTATTCCATCTAACTCAATTTTTTTACTACCTATTCTAAACTTATTTTCACAATTAAAGTCAATATTTTGAATAGATTTATTTTTCGAATTTATAGATTTTGGAGCAATATTTCCATTTTCATCCATTTTGAAAAAAGAATCACCATCATTACCTGTACAACCATCCGCACCAGGAAAACCACGAGCACCTTCTGGACCCTTTTCACCTTGAATACCTTGTACACCCTGTGGACCTTCATCCCCAGGTGGACCTTGCTCTCCCTGAACCCCTTTTTCACCTTGTACACCTTGTCTTCCAGGAGTTCCTTGTCTACCTTGTGGCCCTTGAGTACCTTGTAAACCTTGTACTCCAGAACTATTCTGATTATTAGTTGAACCTTCGTTTTCTTTACCCATATTTTTACTAGCTTTAAACACAATAGACATTAATCTACAAACACTAGCAATCGTCTTTTGTACATCGTTCATATCATTGCTAGGAGGCTGTTCACCTGAAAATAGCGATGATAACTCAGCTGGATCATTTACTCCCATTATTTTTCCTATACCGGCTACAAAATTATCGACATTAACATCCATTGTTTTTTTCTATTTTCGAGTACTTATATTGTTTTATTCGCAAAGAATTTAAGTCTTGCTGTTCGTAATTCTTCTATATTCAATTGAATATCCTCTTTAATGTCTTGGGTATCTGTTTTTTTTTCAAATTCTTCTTCAATTTCTTTTTTAGGTAGTAAATTCAATAATTCGGACTTTTCAATTACATTTTTATAGTCTATGTTATTGTAATCCAAATATGTTTTTAAATTAGATATAGAAATTTCCTCCTCTTGTCCAGCTTCAATTAAATTGTTTACTTGTTTTACTTTGTCTAATATTAGACCTTCTTCATATTCTCTATCTTGTTCATTCATAATCTCATTATTTTCAGCTAAAGATATTGGATCAACATGTGGAACTGTCTCCATCATATTCTGAGAATTAGTAGAATTGGATTGAGTTAATGAATCATAATTATTAATAGATTCATTAATTCGTTTTAGTAACTCTTTTTTTGTTCCTTCATCGCAGATTCCCATACCAGCACATATTTGTTTAAGTTCTGCAACTTTTAGTTTTGTTGAAATAATTATTCGAGGAGTATTCATTGTTTTATTATTAATAATAAAATCAATTCATTTTTATGCTTTAATATGAAATGTTTGTATAAAATCTATTTGGTGGATTATTATTCGGGTCATCTCCATCCATCCAACCAACTGTATTATCAACACCTACACCACTATTATTAGTATCGTTCCTAGTCGTAAAAGTATGAATATTATCTTTATAAGTTATTTTTACTTCACTAAATACTACACCATCCGGATCAGTACCTATATGTAGTTTCACTTTGATATTCTGATGTAATACTGGTAAATTGAATGTTTTTATTTTTGTTTCATTTAAAGCAAGTCCAGTAAATAATTCTTGATCAATTAAAATATCGTTGCCTTCTGTTGTTAAGAAAGATACATACATTGTTGCCGCTGTATTAGCCCAAGATTCCCCGCCGCACGTTGTTGAAATAGTTATCTCGTGTTGCTCAGGAGGCGGGGATTGTGTTCCGTTGTGTATATTCCAGACTATGGAATGTAATATAACTACCTCTATGATTAGATAAACTATTTGGCCAATTTCCTAAATAAGTCCAACTAGCACCAGCACCATTATCATATGTTGCAAAAGTATTGTTACCGGAAAGATTAGTAGTCATGTTAATTAAACGCTTATTTGCTAACATATTTTCCCATGTAGTA